CGTATCAAGAGCTGCCGTCGGATATTGTCCGCTTGCGTGTTGCCTCGTATCAGAACAACAGAGAGATATTTGACCTGATGAAGCAGGCATATCTCAACCCTGAAAACGATGAAATGCTGGCAAAGGTCTTATACAAGATTAATGCTGGCAACATGCTAAACGATACCTATAAGCTGGCATCTACCCGTGCTGCGCAAGCTACGGCGACTGGTCGCATTACGATCACTCCTAACCTTGCTGAAGACATTGCATTGGATGTGACAGGCAAGATTCCTGCGTATGACAGCGCAGAGATGAAGGCCATGCTCAATACTGAAGGTGTGCGTCCTGAGCTTAAAAAGCTAATGGATGCTTACGTACAGCTTACAGACGAAGGTGCGCAGCTTGAATTAATTAATCAAGTTGGCAAAGTTGGGTTGGTTCGTGACTTGTGGGATCGTACTTGGAAGTCTGGCTTGTTGTCCGCTACTGGAACTCATGTTGTTAACCTAACGTCAAACGTGACATTTTTAGCAAGCTCTGTAGCTACTCGTCAATTAGCTGGAGTAGCTGGAGCTGTGCGTAGAACTATGGGTATGGGTGGAGAGGTTGAGTTGGGTGAGGCTGCTGCCATGTTGGCTGGAATGGTTAATTCCAGTCGTGATGCCTTGCGTCTTGGTTGGGTTGCGTTAAAGACCGGCACGACCCGTGAGATGCGTGAAGGCGCTGACCTGCTAAGCGATGCTGGCGTCAAGTACGAAGGCAACAACATGATTTTTGATGCTCGTCAATACGGCATCGAAAATGAAATTTTAATTAAGGGAATTAATGGATGGGCAAATCTTGTCACATTGCTTGGTACCCGCCCAATTATGGCGACAGACGAGGTATTTAAAACTCTTGGGTATCAGGCAGAGATTTATGCTCAAGCATATCGTCAAGGCGCTATTGCCAAACGCGAAGCATTTGCTATGGCTTCTCAAAAAGTCAATGAAATAGAAAAAGAAATTGCTAAATTAAAAGAAGAAGGCAAGTCTACAAAAAGGGCGGAGAAAAAATTACTTAGAGCCATAAATATTGAAAATTCGGTTGAAGAGGCTGGTTTAAGAAAAATTGGTCGAGTTCTTGCAAACCCACCAAAAGAAATAGAAGCTGCTGCCCAAGACTTTTCGCACATGATTACCTTCAGCCGTAAGCTGACTGGTTCTGCTGCTGCCTTACAGCAACTTACAAACGACCACTTGCTTGCTCGTATTGCAATGCCGTTCGTAAAAACGCCTGTATGGGTGACTAGCGAGTCTATGCAGCACTCGCTGATTGCTCCGCTGTCAGCTCAATGGAGGGCAGATGTTAAAGCAGGCGGTGCCAAGGCTGAGCTTGCTATGGCAAAGTTTGGCATGGGATCGACTCTTATGCTGACCATTGGTAGCTATGTTGCTGATGGCCGGTTTACTGGTGGCGGTCCCGGCGATACAGCCTTGCGCAACGAATACCTTGCGTCTGGCTGGCGTCCGTACAGCGCAGTGTTCAAAAAAGGCGAGTGGGACGAAGAGTTTGTTCAATATCTAAAGAGCAATAACATTGATCCGTCTATTGGCACTGGCGACAATCTGTATGTTCCGCTGCGTGGTATTGACCCGATTGCTGGCCCATTGGCTATGGCTATCGATGCTGTCGAATATGCAAGATATGAGGACGATCAGGATAAGGTCGGCCAGATCATTCTGGGTGGAGCTTGGGGCTTGTACAACTACGTAAGCCAAATGCCTGTGATGACGGCTATATCGTCCGTAGCTGGCGCATTTAGCCAAACAGTACCTAATCCTAAAGCAGCGTTCCGCGCAGCCATTGACGCCACTGTTAAGCAGGCTGCTGGATATGCTTTGGAAGGTTCTCCCGTGGGGATATTCAGTTCTGCACGAGGCCAAGCGGCACGAGCAATTGACCCGTACAAGCGAGATGTGTCTGCCGACCCAAACTTAGATACTGGTTTAAAAGGTTGGCAAGAAGCATTTAATTATTACAAGTCGCGTACTCCGGGGCTGTCTGAAGAATTGCCTTTTTCGTATGACTACCTTGGTGAAAAGGAACTTCGTGGCGACCTTGAAAACCCTTGGCTGTCTTCTTCAATTGGCGTGCGTTACAGCTCGACCAAGCAGCGCGAAGCAGACAAGATCATCATTGCTACAGGGACCAAGTTGGAAAAGCCGCGTAGGAACCTGACGGTGGATAAGGTCAATGTGAAGCTGACGCCAGAGGAATATTCCTACATGATGAGTTCTTTGGGCACCCAGCAAATTCCGCATTACGACCCAAAGGACAAGACTGTCAAAAATATGACTGTTAAAGATGCAATAGTTGCCGAAGCATTAATGGATGACTTTAAACAGCTTGATAAAGACCAGCAGCAAAACACCATCAAAACGCTGTACTCAAAGTATGTCGAGATGGCTAAAGCTAATCTTTTGACAACTATGCCGTCTGTAATGATTCGTGCAGAAAAAGCGAAGGCAAGGCTTCCAATATACGGAAATCCTTGATAAATTAGCAAAAATCATAGGAGCCTGAATTATGGCTGATTACGCAATATCCAACGTACCACGGCGTGTGGTCTATTCTCCGAGCGGAGTAGGCCCTTATGCCTTTACGTTTGAGATTTTGTCGTCAAGTGATATTGCCGTATATAAAGGCGATACTCTCCTGACGCTCACTACTGATTACACAGTAACCATCAATGCAAACGGTACTGGATCAGTAACTCTAGTCGCCACTGCTGGCACTAGCAATATTACGATTGTCGGCTCCAAGACAATTCAGCGTACCACAGACTTTACCACTGGTGGTGACTTCTTTGCCAATACGCTGAACGATGAGCTGGATGCACAGACCATCTTTATTCAGCAGGTAGCAGAGACAGCAGAGCGCGGCATGAAAGCGCCTGTCACTGACCCTACTGACATTAACATGACGCTGCCACGTAAGGCAGACCGTGCTGGCAAGTATCTGGCATTTGATGCAAACGGTAATCCAGAGCCGGGTCCTACCAGCTCGAACGTGGATGACATTGCAGCAATCGTCGATGAGATTGAAACGCTGGCTGCAATTGATGCGCAGATAGTTACCGTAGCAGGTCAGTCTGCACAGATTGCAACACTGGCTCCTATCTCGTCAAGCATTACTACAGTTGCCAGCATATCTGCTAGTGTGGTTGCTGTCGGCGCATTAAGTTCTGCACAGCTTACAGCCATTGCTGGCTCCACGGACGAGATGGCAATTCTTGCTCCGTTGTCTGACGAGATGGTTGCTCTGGCTGCTATCGATACAGAAATCACGCAGGTCGCTGCACTTAATACTTCTGATATTTCAGCACTGGCAGGACAAACTGCAAACATTGCAGCCCTTGGTCCTATCAGCGCAGACATTACCACCGCAGCCGCAAACATTGTAGACATTCAGAATGCTGAAGAGAATGCAGATGCTGCTGCTGCCTCAGCTATCCTTGCAAATGATTGGGCAACCAAGACATCTGGCGCTGTAGCTGGTGGAGAATACTCTGCTAAGTACCATGCTCAAGCTGCAAGCTCCAGTGCATCTTCTGCCAGCACAAGCGCAACAAACGCATCTAATAGTGCCACGGCTGCGGCCAACTCTGCCACGGCTGCTGCTGCAAGCTACGATAGTTTCGACGATAGATACCTTGGCGCTAAGTCGTCAGCTCCGTCTGTTGACAATGACGGCAATGCTCTGCTGACTGGCGCTATCTACTGGAATACGACCGGCAACCAGCTTTATGTCTGGACTGGTTCTGCTTGGGATGCTGCTGCATTTACCACATCTGGTGGCGTAGCAAAGACTAGCGATACAGGCTCGGCAATCATACCGTCTGGCACGGATGCTCAAAGGGACGGCGCTCCTGCTGCCGGATACTTTAGATTTAACACGGATTCAGATTCATTTGAGGGTTACGACGGAACTGCATGGGGCGCTATTGGTGGCGGTGGTGGCGCTACAACGCTGTCTGTGACCAACAGGTCAGGCAGCCTAGTTTCAGTTCCGCTGACAAATGGCTTCCTTGCCATTACCAATCGTTCTGGTTCAACCATCAATGTACCTGTTTCTTAAAGGATAGATCATGACTGCAAGATACCCACTTGTTCTAAACGGGACTACGATTCAAGAACTGCAATCAGGCGATACGCTAACTGGCACTGGTGCTGGTGATGTATCAGGACCGGCCAGTTCGGTTGACTCTGAAATCGTTTTGTTTGATTCCACTACTGGGAAGCTTGTTAAGAGAGCAACGCTTAGCGGTATTGTAAAAGCAACTTCTGGCGTAGCTAGTGCAGCGACTGCTGGCACTGACTATGTGGCACCGGGTGGTGCTTTGGGCACTCCGTCTAGCGGAACCCTGACAAACTGTACGGCAGATGGGACTAATTCTGTTGGTTATCGTAATGTTCCTCAGTCTGGATCGGATAAAACTACTTCATATTCACTAGCAACAACAGATGTTGGTGAATTTGTTGGCGTTGGTACTGGCGGGTCGATCACGATTCCGAACAGCACATTTGCTGCTGGTGATGTCATATCGCTGTTTAATAACACAACAGGCAATATTACAATCACTTGTTCCATTACTACCGCTTATATCGCAGGGACTAATACGGACAAGGACACGATGACTCTTGCGACTCGCGGTGTTGCGACAATCTTATTTATCAGCGGCACAGTCTGCGTTGTTACCGGCAACGTAAGTTAAGGGGCTGACATGAGTGGGATCATGAATATGATATTAGCAGGAATTAAATCTGCTGCTGCTGCTCCTACATCTGTCAATTACTTAATTGTTGCTGGTGGTGCTGGAGGTGGCGCAAACCAAACCGGGTATTGGACTGTGGGCGGCGGTGGTGGCGCTGGTGGTTTGCTATCTGGGGCGCTATCTGTTGCATCCGCAACTTCCTATACCGTAACGGTTGGCGCGGGTGGAAGTGCCGCAACCGCAAATAAAGGCGGCAACGGTTCTAACTCAGTATTTTCTAGCGTTACGGCAACTGGCGGTGGTGGTGGTGGTGGTGGTGGTACGACTTCATATTCGCCCGCCACAGGCGGCTCTGGTGGTGGTGGTTGGGGCGGAACTGGTACAACAACCGGCGCTGCTGGCACGGTTGGGCAAGGTAATGCAGGCGGTAATGGTTTTTCTGCTGCTGGGGAATTTCCTGCTGGCGGTGGTGGCGGCGCAGGAGCTGCTGGTCAGAACGCTCCGGCTGGAGGAACTATTGGCGGCGCTGGTGGTAATGGTTCTGCATCGTCAATTACTGGATCAAGCGTCACTTACGCTGGCGGCGGCGGTGGTGGTTCTGGCGCCACTGGAGGAGCTGGTGGCTCTGGTGGTGGTGGTGCAGGTAGTTCTGGCGCAGTCAATGGAACAGCGGGCACTGCGAATACTGGCGGCGGCGGCGGTGGTAGTTATCGTGCAACCAGTGGCGCTGGAGGTTCTGGAATTGTGATAATCAGCTATCCATCAACAAATCCTGATTTGTCCTCAATTGGCGCTGGATTAACTTACACAAAAACAACTAGCGGTGGAAATACTATTTATACCTTTACCGCCGGAACTGGTTCTATTTCATGGTGATTGATATGGCTCACTACGCATTTCTAGACGAGAACAATGTAGTTACTGAAGTCATTGTCGGCAAAGACGAAGGCGAGGATGGCATTGATTGGGAGCATCACTACGGCGAATTTCGCGGTCAGGTGTGCAAGCGCACAAGCTACAACACAATCGGTGGCGTGCATACGTCTGGCGGCACACCGTTTCGCAAAAACTACGCTGGCATCGGCTACACATACGACGTTGGCCTTGATGCCTTCATCCCGCCTCAGCCTTATGCGAGCTGGACGCTGGACGCTGATGCCAACTGGCAGCCGCCTGTTGCGATGCCGACCGACGGTGGCATGTATTCATGGGATGAGCAAGCCCAGCAATGGATTGCTTCACAAGCAGAATAGAAAGGATGAAAGGTGGAAGACTTGGAAGCTAGACTCAATACACACGAAGCTGTCTGTGCTGAGCGATATGCTGGCATCTGGGCTAGGTTGAAACGCCTTGAGACTATTCTTATCAGTAGCGCAGGGGCAATCATCCTCCTGCTGCTGACGCTTGTACTAAAAGCATAAGCATGTATGCCGCTGACTTTACTGGCTGCGGCAAACACTGCAATTGCTGCGGCTAAGGCTGGCTGCAAACTTTACAAGGATATTAAGGGCGCAGCCGGGGATGTCAAGGAAGTTCTTGACGACCTGAAAAAGCAGTTTGCTTCCAAGCCTAATCCTAGTGTCGAGGAAAAGCGGCAGTACAACGAAGAGGTCCAGCGTGTTCAGAAGATCGGCAAGACTGATCCTAACGATGCGCTTGATGATGTGTGGGAACATCTCGGCAACTTTGTCGATGCTTACGATGCAATAGCCAAGGCGTTCTTGGAGGAAGAGAAGAATGCTAAGAAGGTTTACAAGGGGGATTTATCCGTAGCAAGGCGTGCTCTCCACAGGGTTCGGATCAGGACAAGGATTGATGCCATGTACGCCGAGCTTCGATACGAGATGACTTATAACGCACCCCAAGAGCTTGGTGCATTGTGGTCAAAGTTCGAGTCGATGTGGCAACAGACGGTTGAAGAACAAAAGCAGGCACACGCTGAAGAACTTGCGAAAGCGCAGATAGCAGCATGGCGACGAAACCAAGCAATAAACAGGGCAAAGGCGCTGGGGACATGGGTTGGCGCGATCCTGTTCGTCCTTCTGTGGATGTGGGGAATCGTGCTACTGATAAGGACGAGTCACACGTATCGTGGGTACTTGTACTATGTCTGGCAATAATGGCTGTAACGTACGTGGTAATTATTCCTGCGCTTGGCATTCTGTACATGGATTTAAATAACGCCTTGACTGCTGCTACGCATGAGCTAAACCGAATGCGCAATACTCGTAACCAGATAGTCAAAGAGTTTCAGGAGTTTCGTGATGCTAACACTGCAACAACTAAAGAAGTTCCTTCCGAAGAATAAGTATGTTGAGCATTGGCATAGTGCGCTGGCTGGTCCTCAAGACGAACTCGGTGGCAAGTGCTTGCTTGAAGATTACGACATCAATACTCCGAAGCGCATTGCTGCTTTCCTTGCGCAGTGCAGCCATGAATCTGCTGGCTTTACTGCCTTGGAAGAAAACCTCAACTACCGGGCGTCAACACTACGCGCCAAGTTCTCAAAGTATTTTCAGACAGATGCACTCGCTGAACAGTACGCATCTAAGCCTAATAAAAAGGAAGCAATTGCGAACTATATTTATGCTAACCGTATGGGCAATGGCCCTGAGTCTAGTGGTGACGGTTGGCGCTATCGTGGCCGTGGTCTTATCCAACTCACTGGCAGAAGTAACTACAGCAACTTTGCAGCAAGTTTGGAGATAACTCCAGAGGCAGCAGCAGAGTACATGCAGACGTTCGAAGGGGCAAGTCAGAGTGCTTGCTGGTTTTGGGAGACCAATAACCTTAATAGGTTTGCAGATCAGAATGATATGAAGGGGCTGACTAAGGCTATCAATGGTGGCTACTTCGGGCTTGAGGACAGGATCAAACACTATGAAGAAGCTCTACATATTCTTGGTGCTTAGCCTACTGGCTGGGTGCAGTGACAGGTTTAGGTATCCTTGTCAGGACCCTGATAATTGGGAGAAGAGAGAATGCAAGCGTCCTATTTGTTCGGCCACTGGAACTTGCCCGGATCAATTGACTAAACCAGAGGACATGAAATCCGATGAACCCGCTAAAACTGATAAGCCAGTTCCTTGCAATGACGCAGGAACAACACGATGCGGTAATTAAGTTTGCCATTGCCGTAACCTTCTGCTTCACCGTCATCATGATGGTGGGCATAAGCCTGTACTCAGTCGTGTTTGTCACACAGCCAATGTCAGGGATGGCTCCTGCTGACAAGCAGTTCTTCCTAATCTTGAGCGATATGAGCAAGTACGTATTGGGAAGTCTTGCAACCCTCCTTGCCGTCAAAGGTAAGGACGCCCTTCCTCAGTTTGTCCCGCCCGGCTTATCGACCGCTAAAGAGCGCGATGCTGAGCCACCTAAGCCTACCCCTACTGCTGCTGTTTCGACGCCACAGCAAGCCTCTACGCAGCGCGTGGAGCCTGTTATGGAGTCTGTTTCCTCTGCCCCTCCCGTCATTGTTGGATACGGCGGTAAGGCAGCTCCACCTCCTGCCCCTCAACCGGAGATTTAAATGAAGAAACTTATTGCACTTATTGCATTTGTTCCTGCCTTAGCTTTTGCTGGTGGAGAGATGAAAGAAGTTTGCACAAAGGAAATAAAGAAAGGCAAAGAGGTAGAGGTTTGCAAAAAGATTAAGGTTCACAAAAAGCTGGATGGCACCAAGGTCCCGCCTAAATGAACCCGTACTTCATAGCTGGCAGCGTCGTTGCTGTTGCTCTTGCCTATGGTGTTGGGCATTGGCAGGGTGACGATGCTGGGCAGGCTAAGGTGCAGGCGCAGTGGGACAAAGAGAAGGCCAAGCAGATGGCTGAGTATGCTGCTGCACAGGAAGCTGCCCGTCAGCGAGAGCGTGATATGCAGGACAGTGCTGACAAGATCAGACAGGAGAAAGACCGTGAGCTTAAAGATATTAACGCTCGTACCATTGCTCTGGCTAACAGCTTGCGCGACAGGAATGAGCGCCCCGCCGAAGGCAGTGGAATGTCCAAAGCCTCCGGTGCTGGACAGGGTGGCTGTACCGGAAAAGAGCTTTACCGAGAAGATGGAGAAGTTCTTATCAGGATCGCTAGAGAAGCCGACGAACTCCGACTTGCCCTCAAACAATGCTACTCCCAGTACGAAGCAGTAGCTAAGTAATCCTCTTGAAAGCATAGGTAGGAATGTAGATCACAGGCTCAATGTCCTGCGCATCCTGCCTATCTTTCCTACCTCCCACACCGTACTTCACATCACACCATCCTTGCTGGTGGTAGAACAATCCGTCTTCCCATTGCACGATAATCATAAACTTGCCAGCTATCTCTGCTGCCAGTTGCTTGCCGTGCATCCACTTGTGCAGGGACAGCATGAATGTATCGTACTTGCTTCTTGGATTGGACCTGCACTTTAGTTCGGCAAAGCCACGGACATCTCCGTCTTTCTCTATCAACCAGTCAACGTGATATGCACGCGGCAACTTGTGCAGGCTAACTCCCCACATCTCGGTTAGTGTTCTGCCTATTAATGATTCCCGAACTAAGTCTTCAGGTGTTTCATATATTGGGCGCACAGTTCTTTTCCCGTAGTTTTGCTTCTACCGCAGAACATAAACCTTCCCAACCGTACTGCTCTGCCGCTAATTCTTGTCTATCCTCATCCGTCAGCCCCTGCCATTCGCGCTGTGGTGGGGCGGTGTAAAAAGCCTCCTCTGTCCATGTTTCTGTTCCGTCTGCATGAACTTTAACCAGCGTTCTAATAAATCCTGTTGGCACTGGTTCGGGTGCGCTTAGTTTGGCGTGGAGTACTTTAGCTGCATCGTCTTGAGGAGTTTCGCCATCAGCAGGCCAATCAATAACGTCATAACAACTTTCCAACGCATCCAGCACCTGATGCGCTTCTTCGCGGGTTAGCGTGATGGTCATTTCAAACCTCCTGCCAATACGCGAATCTGTACGCAAGTGCCAACAAGCCAATCACTAACTTGAAGTTTTTTGCAGTCCTCTTGTGTTTGAACTGGGGGAGAATATGTGGTTGGTCTACTCCCTCCAGCCGGAGTTACTAAAACCCATGCCAAAATAAATGTAGTCATTGTTGTTCTCCTGTAGCTTTGACGAAAGTTGCTTCGGCAATCTTTCGAGCGCCCCAAGAATCTCCTTGCGCAATGTAAAGTCCGATTCTTTCAAGCGCCTCCACCAACTCAGCATTCACCTCATGCAATCGGCGCAGTTCGGCGGCGGCTTCGTAGCGCGTAGATTCAAATGGCGTGTCTCGTAGTTCATCAGCCAGCCGCAGGGCTTCGGGTTGTTTACTCATTTGATTTCCTTCCCTCTGTATTATTCTTTTACGCCAAAGAGTCATTTAAGATCGTCCAAGTTGGCTAGGTCCCGTGCTGTTCTGAGCACCACGAGTATTGCTTGCTCAGGACTATTGGCAACTTCAACTGCACCACGCCAATCTCTGTGCCAGATAACCTGATCCGGGGTTAGCTTCTGACTTGACGGTGGTTTGCTGCCGTCCTTCACTTCAATCAGGATATTGAACCCTTTGTATCCCACCAGAAGATCGGGACATCCCTTGCCTACTGAATGCAGGTGCTGGATCGAACAGCCCATGTGACGCAAAGCTTTGACTATTTCCTTTTGGTTTTCATCTACCTTTGCGGCTCTCATACCACTCCTGTCGTTTAGCGATGATGCCTTCTTTGGCTGTTGAGTATTGTTCGCAGTCAACTAAGGCACGCAGTGGCATAAAGACTGCACCATGTCTCTCTATGCTTGCTGCCATACATCTGCCAAAGCCGACTGCTACGTGCTGCGGATAATCCCGCATGTTAAAGTTTCTGCAATTGAGGCAGCGTTGCATGTAGTTTCCCGTAAAAGCTTGGAGACTTTCTATCTCGACAATCAAAGCACACCCATCGTCTAGTTCTGTTGCAAGACTTCCAGTACCCTTTGGTTATGTCTCGATAGTTGTGACATGAGCTGCACCATTTCTCGTTATCTTTTTTTTCCACAGATTTTTTCCTTAACATCCTTGACGTTGGCATCGAACCACCATGCCACGCATGCCTTGTCCATTGATCCCTGCCCGGTAAGTGCGTCGTGGTATCCGCGCTGGTACTCTCTGTCCCGTTCCTCTGTCAGCTTGTAGACCAAGCCATAGATCACGGCAAACATAAGCAGCATGATGGCTACGCTTCTCATAATTTATTTTTAATTTCTTCTATTGGAATCTGGAACCTGTCATGGATAGCAAGGATTAAGGCTGGGGTGACGGCTCTTTTCTTTGCCCTGAACTTACTGAGAGAACTTGGCTGTATGCCAATCTCCAAGCACAGTCTCTTGTCATTTTTTAAATCGAAGTTTTCGATCAAAAAGTCGAACAGTTTGTGTGGATGCCTCGGCAGTTTTTTTATCTCTAACATGGACGTACTCCCTCATTGTTATTTGTACATTGGTTGCCACTGCGGTAGTAGGTTGGAACCTGTTGGGATCGCTCTTGTCCTGTTCCAAGATGTACTTGCCGCGCTCTCGTAGGTATTGCTTAGCCAGTTCAAGTTTGACGTTGTGGTCCATTGTCTGCCCTCACTGAATCAGTTGTTCCTTCTTCTTCCCGCATGATTGCGCCCAGATGTTTGAGCCTAGTCTGGTAAGCCTGTGTCAAAACCACCTTCACCAAGTTTGGCAGTGCTTTGATAACAGAATCGTTAGCTTCCCGTAGTTCCCGAAGCTTTGTCATGCGGCTTCTGGGCGCAGCTCTGCCTGCCTTTGCGACCTTATCGGCCAGATCATTGTACTGAATTAGCCAGTTGTCAAGTGATCCTGTATCGATTGAGTCCTTGCCCGGAATGAACAGAGTCCACGTAGAGCTGTCACCTTCCCGCGATGAATCATCTGCTGGCGTCTGCTGCGCTTCCTCCTGTGGTGTGTCCACGACCGCTTCGACAGTCTCCGTGACACTGACCTCAACATCTGCTGGTAGTTCGATGGTCTCGACCGGCTCACTTTCGGTAACTTCCTCCTCATAGATTTCCTCTATCATTTTTGGCGGAGCTATAGCATCCAATGGATTGGCTGGCGTGATGTCCTTGACTGGCCGTGGCTTAGCTTCCTCCGGATAATCCTCTGCTTCCTCTACTGTTATCAATCCTTTAAGTACATCTGGGAATGCGTCACGCAGGGCAAAGCCTCGAGCTCTCATCTGTAACATGCGCTTTGGGTATGCTGTCCACGGCCCACTTTTCCCCCACAATCCTGCCCGTTTGGCGTCCTCGACGGAAAACTTGCAGGTAACTGGCTTACGGCCTCTCCTGTGGACTATACAAATGGCTACTGGGTTTTGGGTGCCTTCACCCTCAATCGATTCCTCAACGCCTTCACAGAGCGGACTGGACTGCACCAAAGCCAGTGCTGCATCCCCATAAACCGATGGCTTGCCGTTGATAACGGAGATGTTCTGCAAGGCTTGGATGGGTGCCAGACCGATCTCGTATCCCCATTGCACTGCGACAAGAATGTCCTCTGGTTTTCCCTGATAGTTTTTTGGCACCATCTGGCTGCGAGCAAGCCGTTCTGAGAACTCGATAGCCTCTGTCATGGTCTGAGGTGTAAACCCCTTATGTGTTACAAGTGCGCTCATTTCTCCCTCGCTTTCAGCATTGCGTCGGCAATTGCATACGCCACCTCCGCTAGTTTTTTAGGCCCGTCTCCTGCAAATACTGTGTTTTTGCCGTTCAAAACTGCGTCCCATATTTGCGCCCCCGTCATTGCTTGAGCTGCAAAGTAATCGCGCAGGTCCATTCCTTCGTGCCAAGTAGTTGTGTACCGTGGGCTATCTGGATGGTTCGGGTTATAAGTCATGACTGAATAAGGAAATGCTTTCATTTTTTTAATTCCTTCCGTAGTTTTCTGATCTCTGCGATCAGCTTCTTTTGGTATGTGTACATCTTGGCAATGTGTTTAGCTTCTTCCTTCATGCCGTGATTGTCTAGCCATCTGGCAATTGCTATCGAGTCGCCAAAGAACTTGTGCTTGTCGATCAGGTCTAGGTCTCGTGTCGTTTTCATAGGTCTTTGTTTTCCTTTATTGACAGGCTGGATTGCCGCACTGTGTAGGATTCTTTGGCGGGTACTATGCGCTCTGCTGTAGCCTTGTAGCTACGCATGGGCCAGCTCACTGTGTACTTGCCGACCTTTGCCTGCGTGGCCTGCTGCATGGCTTCTTTGATGCGTTTCTCTCTGTCATCAATGATGGCTTCGCATTGCTTGATGTCCTGCTTTGCCTCGTGAATATCTCTGGCATATTGCTCGAACTCACCGGCCAGAAAAACAGTTTCGGGGGTTCCGTCAGGCCATGTCCGGTTAGCATCCTCAGAGTTGACAGGCGGATAGTAGTCGATGTGTTTCTCGCTTGTCCAGATGTCAAGTCTGCGCTGGAAGTCTAATGCAGCTAGGTGAATAGCCCGGATGGTAGATTCGTGGGGAGCAAACAGGAATATGCGCAGCTCACTGGCTTGATATAGCACGGCTACAGCGCCCCATTTAGCGCCGGTAATATCCATTTGTGCCTGAAGCTGAATCGGTCCCCTGTAAAGCGGCAGGACGTCTTCCGGGGCCATCTTTGTAACCTTAGCTTCGAGGATACCCGGTCCGTCAAGGGTAATGTCGTCCTGACCTACCACATAAATGCCGTGTTCCGGGTTGGACACGATGGTTGCGCCCATTCCGTCTGCGGTGCCGTCCAAAGAACAGCAGAGCGGCAGGTTGGGGTGGAAAAAAGCGTCTATGAATTCCGTCTGTAAATTTGTGGCGTGTAGACGTTTCGCACATTCCCGAAGGACGATGGGTTCGAGGTGGTTCCCCCATTGCATTGCCTCATTGCCAATGTCTTCAGGTTCTTTGCCTCCGAGGGCATCGATTGAGAATGACAGTTCGTCATTAGGTGTGCGGTATTTGCTGTACCCCATAACCGCAGGCAAGCGGGACGCGGACAGCATTGTATTGGGCGTGACTTTTCCAACCATGAAAAGCTCCTTCATAGATTTTGTTAATTGGTTTTGCCGGTTAGATAGTTGCGCTCATTCCCGACCGGCGGCAGGATTGATTCTGTATATTGTCTCTTCGATAAGTTGGTCCGATAGTGGGATGCCTGAGTCAGTAGCAGACTTCAGCAGTAGCAGGCAAGCCACGGCCTCTGATTCTGTGAGGCCGTGTGCTCTGCGGAACAGTTCGTCAATGGTCATCGGTAATAGCGGAGACCGTCTATTGGACAGACTGTCCAACGTTTCAGGCTTCCGTCCGGTTTTGTGAACAGAATCCGGGGGATGTCCTTGTAATGGGTTGCGCCATAGCCGAAGCGTATCTCTGCGCGTGTGGGCGGCCTGTGGGCGGTTAATTTGGGCAGATCAGGGTCAAATGTGAGCATGGTTATTCACCTATTGTTGCTTTATTAATAATTGAGCGAATATATTCGTGCGTTTGCAGGCCAAGCCCGCCGCGTATGTCGAGCATTTGCAGTGCTCCAAGCATGTCAGGCGCTGCTGCTATCAGCCGGGCATTTGCCCATGCCTCCGAGGTTGGTATCTTTGCTCGTGCCGGGATATTGGCAACGGCGGTTGCATGTACGCCATGTTTGCGCACAGTAATACTGAAGATATTTGTTTTCCAGTGTGTAGTGTTGTTATTAAGATTCCACGGGCCGGGAGTATGTAGACTCATGATTAAGCCTCCGATTAAGCGCGGATAAGGTATTCAATGCCGTCAAAATCGACGGACATGTAGTCCTGTTCAGCTTCCCGTGCTGCGGCCTCATAATCGATGGTGATGTGCCTGTAAGGCCAATTGCCGGAGGTTAATTCTTTCGGCAGTTCGTAGCAGTCATCGATAATCTCGGCGATATAGTCTACAAAATAAGACCGGCGAATAAGTTGCTCGCCGTAAATCCAGTCGGGGGAATCCTCGGCCTCGTCCGCTAGCGCGCGAAGTGCCGCAAGCTCGGCTTTTGCTTCGAGGTGTTCATCATGTAATGACAAAATGCCTTCCGGATTTTCGTAATCTGCAACCATTTCTTCCAGTTCTTCAATGCGGGCGATTACGTCGCGGCTGTCGATCACGTCTTCAGTGTTGCAAATAGTAGTATTCATCATGATATTAATTTCCTCTTTGGTTAATTAATGTGCAATTGCTTCGATGATTGGAAAGCTTGTCAGGTATTCGCTAACGCCTGCTGCCGGTTTCTTGACCTCAGGAATGTCGCACCATTGGGCGAATTGCTCTGCTGCCGGATGAGTAGGAAATTTGACAATATCCTTAATCTCGATGCCCTTCAGAGGGCCGGACACAAAGCGTTTGAAGTAGGTCACTTGGTACATGGCGGCCTCACAATTCCAAAGCTGCCATTGCACCGCCGAACAGGGCAGTGCCGAAAGCAAAGGTGAATTCGAGGTTATCCAATTGGCCGAGATACCATGCGCCAAGAACGAAGCCCGCAAGCAGGAGGCAAACGATTGAGAGAAATAGATTAAATGGTTTCATTGTCTGACCTTTCCGGTTAGTTGACAAATGCCAGCAGTGCTGACAAACCGAAGGATAGACTGTAATTGGCGAACGTCAATAAATAAATATTGATTGATTATTGCAAAGTGATAGCATGCGCCTATGAATCAAAAAGCGACATTCATTAGGTTACGTGAAGACGTCCGGGAGATGTTGGACAAGCTTGCCAATGACAGCAGGATAAGCCGCAGCAGGATCGTGGAGCAGGCAATCAGGGAATACTGCCGGAATCAGGAAAGCACGTCGGATAAGGTTGCACGGATGATAAAAGATGCAAAGCTTTGAACTGCCGGAACCGCCGAAGATTGTCCAACAGCCGCCGGTAGATCGCAGGGCATATTCAATTATCCCGATTCGGGCGGTCAGGGACAGACGGCTGAAGTTCACAAGCTTAAAACTACTCGTCGCAGTCAGTAGTTATGCGAACAGGGCGGGCTTATGCTGGCCGGGTTTTGACAATCTAGCCAAAGACTTGGGCGTCACAAGGCAAACAATCAGCAGACAGATGAAACGTCTCGTCGCGTGGGGATATATCACAAAGGTCAAAAATCACAGTTGGGGGAGAACTGCGCAGATCATGCGGGTAATCTACGATGAGAAGTTGTCAACTAATGAACTGCTGCAAGTTATTGCCTTCGAAGATAAGCCGCCGGGACATCAACAGCGCATCCTTCAGAAGTCAATCGAAGCCTCAAATGTTAAATCTGAAGAGCCGCAGAAAGTAACAGTTGAGACAGAAGGATTAACGCGGGGAAACAGTGTTGAGGAAAAGTTAAGGGTTGTGGAGTGTGTGAGACTGTGGAAGTCCGCCTGCCAGTCTGCTAACATTAGCAGAACTGTAACGCCTGAAGACATTGCAAGCTTGGAAAGAATTGCTGAGGCCGGGGTTAGTTTTGGTGCATTCGAGGCCGAGGTTTGCCGTGTGTTTGATGATTGGCGGCAGTTTCGCAGAGAGCCTCCGCATCGTCTGTCATACTTCGCACGGTTAGCAGTCTGAGAAGAGGCGATATGCCCTCCCCCCGGGGGTCGCCTGTATCGCTGGGTCCTACTCTCAATTTTTTGCTGATATTTTGTGGCCTACAGGATTGAGTCTTAATTTTTTTTAAGTCTAATATTGCGCTTTTAAATGAACATTTTGTATAAAGCGCTGTATGACGCACTGCCTACAGGCTTTTGTGGCCTGCTGGCTGTGCTTCGAGGTTAGTGGTTCTAATGGAGTCTTAAGGCCTAGATGCTTCTTTTTTGCGTAACCGGCCACCCGATAGTAGTAAATACATCAGTTATAAAGGTGACAAGTTGTGAGCAAAGCAGTTGGAGCATCAAGTCTCGCTTTGTTAGAGCGCTGTGGTATCACCAGATTACAGGAAGCTTTCGCCACCATAACCAAGGCCTATCCTCACGGAATCAACCTTCACAGTATCGACCTGCTTGCAGGCTAAGGGTGTGCTGTCACTAGCTTAGCCTCGACGGGCGACTGTTCGCCAACTGCCGTCTTTAAAACAATGTATCAGAACGTCCAGCCCTTTTCAAACGAATTTATCAGTCTATTCGCAGAATGTCGGGCTTTTGATTTCTCTTTCTTAACCTTTTCCTTATTGGAAATATTCTTCTTAGTTATTTTCTTATTTGCAATTTCTTGGGATAACTGTTTTCGCCAGTCTTTCATGGCTTGCTCAAGGTTCTCCCGTTTCTTCTGGGTAGACTTTTCTAAGGCTGTAAGTTCTATAGACATAAAAAAACCCACTAGGAAGACCTTGTTCGCACCCCCCGTAGTACCGGAGGCAAGGCCTTGCTAATGGGTTCTTACTATCTGGTGCGAAACAGACGAGATAAGTATATAGCAGATCAGGAAAACTGTGTTAATGTTATTTTCCTCTTAAACGGAGAGCCACATGAATAATGGTAATAAGCAATATGAGTTGCGTGATGACAATGGCAACTTGTTTTTGAATAAGAAGAAGAAGTCGGAGAGTAGTCCTGACTGGTCTGGGAAGATGAAGTTAAATGGGCAGGAGTTTTATCTGTCTGCGTGGGAGAAAAAGACTAAGAATGGAGAGGTGTTCTATTCTGTCAAGCTTGGGAAGATGGTTGCAGCCCAGCCTACGATGAGCCAGCATAGTATAGATAAGGGCAATGGATATGCCCCTGCCGATAAGAATGATTATATAGACGATCCCATACCGTTTTGATATAAATGGCAGCGGGAAAGCGGATACTGTGCCTCTGAGTAATCGGGGGAGCGCACACAGGCGTAGCTATCCCACTTGATTAACCCAAGGTCAGTGGTCAATCTGACAGCCGGGAAAGACCGGCACTTACACGCATGGGCACTTGCTGACGAGCTGACCGCACCACAGCTCACGAGAAAGAGGTGAGTGTCCAGTCGTATAAGTATTGGGCCAGCCGGAGGTGCCGCAGGTTTATGCTTTTTCCTGCTAACACCGGCAGTGTGGACCAGTCTCGTTACGAGCTCCATGCTGGAAGACCACACAGACACCTCGGAAAGACGAGGAACTACAAGGACACTATGGCAGTCACTAAACAAATTCCAAGCATAAAGCATTGGGGTGGAGTCAAGAACGTCCAGCAGCGTCTGGGTGGTTCAGCCACTATCGCCAAGAACAGAGAGGCAGTCGCCTACTCCCTGCTGACCATCGCTAATACAAAGCTAACCGATGTGATGGAATGGGACGACATGGGCAATATTAAGGTCAAGCCCAGCAAAGACATCCCAGAGCATGCCCTGCAAGCTATTAAGTCTATTAAGGTCAACGAGCGTACCGACAAAGACGGAAACACCACCAGAACATTGGACATTGAACTGTACGATAAAGTTGGTGTGCTGAGAATACTGGCTAAGGCTAGTGGACTACTGGATACTGCTGACGAATCAGATAAGCCCAGTGTTATCGGAATTAATGTCAAAGCCCCTGAGATTATCGACGTGGAGCCCTCTAATGAACCGTGATGACATTACCCGCATGGCGCTGGAAGCTGGATTTACTGATGCAGATAACGGTCGCGTATGGATAACAGACGGTTATTGGGACGATGAAATTAAACGCTTCGCCGCCCTAGTCGCAGCAGCAGAACGAGAGCAATGCGTAAAGATTGTTATGGAAGATGTGGATAGCTACGACGAAGAAGCCTATAACGCCCTTCGAGCAAGAGCATTTGCAATCCTCGAAAGGGGTAAAGCGTGAGCAAAACCAAAGATACAGGCTCAAAAGCTATGCCCGTCACAGGGCTAAACCTAGACTTTTCCACTAGCCCTGTCGTCTGGAAGTTCTTGCAGTCTAAAGGTTTTGTTCGTGGCGTCATGGGTCCTGTAGGTAGCGGTAAGTCTTATGCCTGCTGCGCAGAGATTATGATGAAGGCAGTGCAGCAAGCACCTAGCCCCATCGATGGCATTAAGTACAGCCGCTTCGCTATTGTCAGGAATAGCTATCCAATGCTCAAAACCACGACGATTAAGACGTGGCTAGACCTGTTTCCTGAGAATACCTTTGGTCCTTTACTGTGGACGCCACCGATTACCCACCATATTAAACTGCCAGCAAGAGATGGCGCTGCTGGCATTGACTGTGAGGTGATATTCCTTGCGCTGGATCAGCCGAAAGACGTTAGGAAGCTCCTGTCACTTGAGCTTACCGGGGCATGGGTTAACGAAGCTAGGGAACTTCCTAAAGCTGTTATCGATGGTCTTACTCATCGTGTTGGTCGCTATCCCACTAAGCGTGATGGCGGCGCTACTTGGCATGGCATTATCCTTGACACTAACCCTATGGACGACGACCATTGGTGGTTTAGGATGGCTGAAAAGGAGAAGATGAGTGGTGCGTATAAATGGGAGTTCTTTAGACAGCCCGGAGGCGTCGTCGAAGCTGATCTGGGAGAATTACCAGACAATCCTGAAGCAAACGATTTTATATATAGCGCAGGAAGATGGTGGAAGCCAAACTCCAAAGCTGAAAATATCTCAAACCTCCCCGCTGGCTACTACCAGCAAATGCTCTTAGGCAAGAACCTAGATTGGATTCGTTGCTACGCAGAAGGTAAATACACCTACGTTCAGGAAGGCAGACCCGTCTGGCCTGAGTACGACGACAATATGATGTCGGCAGACTTAGAGTACGACCAAAGCCTGCCCATCCACGTAGGACTAGACTTTGGTTTGACCCCAGCCGCAGTAATTGGACAGAAAATGCCCTCAGGGGCATGGCATGTCCTGCACGAGATTGTCACTTTTGACATGGGCCTTGAGCGATTCGGTCAGCAATTGCTGGGTGAACTAAACGCCAGATTCCCCAAGTCTCAGATTATGGTCTGGGGCGATCCCGCAGGTATGCAGCGTGACGCTATCTACGAAGTCACAGCCTTTGACCACCTGCGAACCCTCGGATTACGCGCTCAACCTACCCCGTCTAACGACTTTAAAGTACGACGCGAGGCAGGGGCCGCCCCAATGCAAAGGTTAATCCACGGCAAACCGGGGCTTTTGGTAGACAAGAGTTGCAAATTATTAAGAAAGTCCTTGGCTGGCGGCTACCACTTCAAACGAGTAGCCATCGGCGCAGGACAAGAACGATTTAGGGACTCGCCAAACAAGAATGAACACTCCCACGTAGGTGACGCCTTCGGATACCTGCTGCTTGGTGGTGGCGAACATAGAAGAATGACAACCAATTCAGGTAGATCAGGTGTGCCAATGGGCATGCAATCTACTGCCGCTACAGACTTCGACGTTTTTGCTTAAATAATGATAGCGCAGTGCTATCATATCCTTGATGTTTAAGGCAAAGTCGATAGAATTTCCTCAGATATTTCGTATTTGGAGGTCCTATGCCTTTTTTTTGGGTAGCTGCTGCCACCTTGGCAGGCTCTGTTTATCAAGCTGACCGGGCAAGTTCCGCTGCACGTAAGGCTCGTGAGGCATCTTCAGCCGAGGCTCGTCGTGCTGCACAGCAGATGGAACAGCAAATTGCCGCGCAGAAAGAGCAAGCGGCTGTTGCTCGTGAGCGTTTGACTGCTGAAACAGCAAAGTACGCGCAGGAAAAGGCCAGCCTTGAGGCTGAAGCTAAGCGTACTGCTGATACTTTGGAGGCAGAGCGCAGAAAGCTAGGCGAGGAAGAGTCCTCCCGCCTGCGTGCACGTGTCCGATCTGGCCGTCGCGCCCTATTGTCTGACGTTCGTATCAACCCAGAGATGGGAGTTTTAGGCACAGACCAGACTTCTACCCTCGGCGCTTCAGTTGCTATCTAAGGAACGGCTATGGACATCGAAATCAACGTCGGTAAAGAGAAAGAAGACATGGAAGACATGGCCGAGAAAGGTGAGAATGGCGATACCGTCATGGGCCACCTGACTCCCGGCGAGGTTGTTCTCCCGTTGCCGCTTGTGCAAAAGCTGGCTGAGCCTCTAAAGAAAGCCTTTGAGGCTGCTGGCATGGACATGGACCAGTACACCGTAGGCCACGAGAAGAATAGCATCAACGAAGAGTCTGGTTGCCCAGAGTTTGCTATTAATCCAAAGAACTTTAGCGTCGCTATGCTTGAAAGGATGATGGCTTCATCCCCTGATCTTGCTGTTTCTATTCAAGAAGCAGTTAAATCTCAAGAGTTAAAAGATCAAGAGGCAGCAGCAAAAGCTGAAGAAGATGCGGCAAGGGCTGAATTAGCAAAAGCAGAACAAGATATGGCTGCTTTGCAAAAGCAGATTCAGGAAGAAACAGCCTCTGGTCAGGCTCAAATTGCTAGAACCCGTCAAGAAACTGAGATGACGCAGCGTGAAACTGGTGAGCGTCGCCTTGCCCGTCTACGCGCTCGTGTTCGTAGCCTGTCACGTCCAATGTTATCTAAGGGAGTGTCACTGTAATGGATAAGTTCCAGAAGAAAGTGCAGAAAGTAATGCGCGAATACAAGTCTGGTACCCTGCATTCTGGTAAAGGTGGCCCGGTAGTCAAGGACCCAAAGCAAGCTCAGGCTATCGCGCTGTCAGAAGCACGTAAGGCTACTAAGCAGAAAGCCTAATCATGGCCGTAACTCTGGTAGAACTTGAATCACTAACCACAAAGTCTAGGTTTGTAACTCAGGTTCAAAAGAATAATGCTGGCAATTATGTGATTGCCGGTGCTGATGCGCCCATGATTATGGTGGATGTAAACCACCAGCGTAATCACGACGGCAGAGCTTGGTTTGCCTATAAGACATACCCAAAGTCAGCGCCATTAGGTGATGGTGCAAGCATTGATATTGTTCTTGCGGCAGCGGCTGGCGTCACGCCACACATGACTCTTGATGCACTATGCCTTGGAGATGCGGAGATATACGTTTATGAAGGCACGACTGCTACGGGTGGTACGCCATTCACTCCTCTCAATAGGAATCGCAATTATACGACTAGCAGCCAAGTTGCCATGATAATAAACCCGACAGTATCTTCGCTCGGGACGCAGCTAGATGCGCAGATTATCCCCGGTGGAACAGGCAAAAAGTCTGCCGGTGGCACAACAGGATCACTTGAGTATGTTTTAAAACCTTTGACAAACTATTTGTTCAGGCTAACCAATGTAAACGGCACTGCACATGCTGCTTATTTGGCGCTTGAGTGGTACGAATAAAAGGTGAGATATGAAAGAAGTATGGGATAAAGCTAGACCAAAGGATTTAGGCAAGCCGCAAAAACTAAGCGAGGCAGAGAAGCGCAACGCCATGCGCCGTGCACAGAAAGCTGGTCGGCCTTACCCAAATTTAATTGACAATATGGCAGCAGCTAGGGGCAGTAAGTGAGTAAGTACAAGGACCCTGAAGGCGGGCTGACTGAGGCTGGCAGGCGTAAGTTTGAGTCGTCTGGTGAAAGCAAGAACTTGCAGCCGGGAGTCAAAGAGTCTAGTCCAACTGGCGAGAAAGCCAGACGCAAAGGGTCTTTCTTAACGCGCTTTTACACAAACCCTAGCGGCCCATTGGTTGATGAGGATGGCGACCCGACAAGATTGGCATTGGCCGCAAATGCTTGGGGTGAACCAATACCAAAGACGTTTGCTTCTGCGCAACGTCTTGCCGCAAAAGGCAGGAACCTATTAGAGAAGTACAAGTTGGAGAAAGATAATGGCTGAAATTTCCTACATGAAGGGTACGCGCCGCAAGGTTCCTCAAGGCAAGCGACTGCCATTAGAGGAAATCTTAAAGCGTGCAGAGAAAGCACAGCGAAACAAAGACCTGTTCGAGTCTTTATACCGTGATGCTTATGAGTTTGCTCTGCCTCAGCGCCAACTTTATGGATACTACGATGGCAACTCTCAAGGTGCCAAGAAGATGGCTAGGGTCTTTGACTCTACTGCCATTAATAGTACTCAGCGTTTTGCTAATCGTCTACAGTCTGGCATCTTTCCTCCGCAGCGTAAATGGTGCCGCTTAGAGCCGGGTTCGGAAGTTCCAGTTGAGCAAAAGCAGCAGGCTCAAGCAGTGCTCGATGTCTACATGGAAGAGATGTTCACAGCCATTAAGCAGTCGAACTTCGACATTGCTATTGGCGAATTCCTAATGGACATGGCTGTAGGCACTGCCTGCATGATGATCCAGCCGGGAGACGACATCTCTCCGCTTAACTTTATCCCTGTGCCGCTGTTCCTCGTGTCGTTTGAGGAAGGTGCAAACGGTCAAGTAGACAAAATCTACCGCCGTATGCGCATGAAGGGCGAGGCAATTAAGCAGCAGTGGCGTGATGCAGAGTTCTCCGATCATATGCAGAACATGATCGATGCCAAGCCTACAGATGACTTTGATCTGATGGAAGCCACCATCTTGGATTACGAACGTGGCGACTGGTGCTATCACGTAATCTGCGTTACTGGCGGCAAGGAAGAGATCGTCTATCGTCGGATGAACTCGTCTCCGTGGGTTATTAGCCGATATGCAAAAGTGGCTGGCGAAATCTATGGCCGTGGTCCGCTGTTGACTGCGCTGCCAGACATTAAGACGCTAAACAAAACCCTTGAGCTGTTGCTTAAGAACGCATCTCTGGCTGTGGCTGGTGTGTATACCGCAGCAGACGATGGCGTGTTGAACCCTCAAACAGTAAAGATTGTTCCGGGTGCGATTATTCCTGTGGCTAGAAACGGTGGCCCGCAGGGTGAATCACTGCGCCCTCTAGCTCGTGCCGGTGACTTTAATGTCAGCCAGATTGTGATTAACGATCTGCGTCAGAATGTTAAGCGTACCCTGCTGGACGAGTCTTTGCCACCAGACAATATGTCTGCCCGGTCAGCGACCGAGGTAGTTGAGCGCATGAAAGAACTGGCGCAAAACCTTGGCTCTGCTTTTGGTCGTCTGATTAATGAGACGATGATCCCGATGGTTGCTCGTATCCTGCAAGTTATGGATGAGCGCGGCCTGATTAATATGCCTCTGCGCGTCAATGGCCTTGAGGTTAAGGTCAGCCCTGTAGCCCCGCTGGCTATGGCGCAGAACATGGAGGAAATTAATAACATTATGCAGTTCATGCAGATTGCCAGCACCCTTGGCCCAGAAGGTCAGATTGCTGTGAAGACAGGCGACCTGATTGACTATATTGCTGACAAGTTTGGAATCCCGTCAGCCGTGCGTAACTCTGCCGCAGAGCGCGCTTACATGCTGGAACAGGCGCAGAATATGCAGACAGAGCAGAATATAACTATGGCAATGGCGCAGCAGCAGGAGACCAATGCAGCCTGATATTCAACACCACTTCGCGGCTGGCTTATACGCCAAAGAATACTTTCTTCCTAAAGGGTGGGCTGTGCCGCAGCATATCCACCCTTATTCTCATCTGTCGCTTCTGGCAAAAGGTACGGTCTATGTCGATGTCGATGGCGTGCAAACCAAGTACGAAGCGCCAGCCTGCATAGAGATTAAGGCTAATACTTCCCACGTAATTATCACGGAGACAGATGCCATCTGGTACTGCATCCACGCACTAAGCGAAGCAGAAAAATTCGAACTAGATAACGAATTAATAACAGACGGAGACCCCTATGGCCGGTTGGGATGACTTAGAAGAGATGCAGAAAGCTATGACTCCACCGGAGTCTAGCGATACGGATAAGCTGTGCTTGCGTGTATTTGGCACAGAGGAAGGGCAGAAGTTGCTTAAATGGCTAAGAAGTCAAACCATTGAGCAACCATGCTGGGGGCCGGGGAGTGATCCATCCTACGGCTATTTTTTGGAGGGACGATGCTCTTTAGTCAAAGAGATAGAATCCCGAATCGATAGAGCGAGGAAATTTTGAGCGAAGAAAATACGGCAGTCGAGCCTAGTGATTCAGCAGCAGCGGAACCCACTGGCCTACTTGACAACGTAGAGCCAACTGATGATAACGCTCCCGCTGAGAAGGAAACCACGGTTGAGCACCGTGCAGCAGACTCCATTCCTGACGACGAACCGGTTGACCGCCCGGACTGGTGGCCTGAGAACTTTTGGAAGAAAGACAAGAATGAGCCTGATCTTGAGGGCATGGCAAAGTCTTGGAAGGACATGCGCAAGCTGGTCAGCCAAGGTAAGCATAAGGCCCCGCCTGACGGCAAGTATGACTTATCTGCGTTTGGCGAAGATGCGGATAAGCGCCCGATGGTCCCCATGTTTACAGAGTGGGCTGCAAAGAATGGCGTCTCTCAAGCTGCATTTGACGAGCTGGCTCGTGAAATAACAGCCAAGGCAGACGAGATGGCCGGTGCGCCATCCTTTGACATGGAGGCTGAACGCAAGGCTTTAGGTCCAAATGCCAACGCCATTATTAATGGCATGGTCGATTGGGCTAGAGGACTTGTCAACAAGGGCGTATGGTCGCCTGAAGACTTTGAAGAGTTTAAGATCATGGGTGGAACCGCCCGTGGGATGCAAGCTTTGTCAAAGATTCGGGCTGCCTACGAAGGAAGAATCCCAACAGGCAAGGAAGAGGTTGACGGAATGCCAACAGACCTAGAGCTGCAAGCTATGGTTGGCGATCCAAAGTATGAAAGCGATCCTGCGTACCGCCAGAAGGTTGAGCGGCTATTCCAGCAGAGATACGGCTAAGGCTCCTTCCCTCGTACCGGCGAGGTTTGCCCAGCTTCGGCTGGGCTTTTTTTTACAAAAAACTATTGACAGGGCTTGCTTTATAGGCAAACTTGATTAGAATGTGTTACCGAGGCATATCAGATTACCGACCCTCAGATGGTTGTACCCAACTGGCTGGCACCCTACTGCAAGCAAACGGCCCGGTTTCCCGGCTCACCGACAGCGAGAACTCTCTTTATAACTTTGTCAAAAGGTAACTCAAATGGCTATTAATCTGTCTACAGCCTTTGTAACCCTGTTTGATGCGGAAGTTAAGCAAGCCTATCAGGCTTCGGCGGTTCTCCGTCCTGCTGTCCGTGTCCGTTCGGGTGTCGAAGGTTCCACCTACAAATTCCCTAAGATCGGCAAAGGTGTTGCTCAGGTTCGCATTCCGCAGACTGATGTAACCCCTCTGAATGTGACCTACTCGCAAGTGACCGCGACTCTGAGCGACTACATCGCTGCTGAGTATTCGGACATCTTCATGCAGGCTAAGGTCAACTTTGATGAGCGTCGTGAGCTGGTGAAGGTTGTCTCGAATGCAATCGGTCGTCGTCAGGATCAACTGATTCTGGACGCTCTGACTGCTTCCTCGACTTCTCTGACCGTCTCGAACGACATCGGTGGTTCTGACACCAACATGAACGTGGCTAAGCTGCGTGAAGCTAAGAAGAAGCTGGATGCTGGCAACGTGCCTATGGATGGCCGCCACATCATCATCCACGCTAACTCGTTGGCTTCGCTGCTGTCTGAGACCGCTGTTACTTCCTCTGACTTCAACACCGTCAAGGCGCTGGTTCAGGGTGAGATCAACACGTTCTTGGGCTTCACGTTCCACGTACTTGGTGATCGTACCGAAGGTGGTCTGGCTATCGATGGCTCCAGCGACCGCACCTGCTTCGCATTCCACAAAGATGCGATTGGTCTGGCCGAAGGCATCGCTCCTAAGACCGAGATCAACTATGTGCCTGAGAAGACATCGTTCCTCGTGGCTTCGATGTTCTCCGCTGGCGCAGTGGCAATTGACGATGAAGGTATCGTCAAGATCACTTGCCGCGAATCTTAATCTAGGAGGTTAATCATGGCATTTTCCGCAACCGGTTGGGTAACAGTGTGCGCTGCCAAAGCTGGCAATGCACCCTCGATGTACCTGTATAAGACCGCCGACACTCAGGCAACCGTCAACACGGCAGACTACTTCCTGTCGCTGAAGGACACCCTGAAGGTTGGTGACATCATCTTTGTTTACGACACGACTACTCCAAGTCTGGTTCTGACCTACGTGAATGCTGTCACGTCTACTGCGGTAGACATTGCTGACGGTACGACCGTATCTGCAACTGACACGGACTAATCCGTAAATAGGCAACACAGGGCTAGTTCTGGGGCAACTTAGGACTAGCCCTTTATTACATGAGAGGCCACGATGGCAGCAGGCGACACTCCAGTTTCTATTTGCGCTGACGCATTAATCCTGCTAGGTGCCACCCCTATCTCGTCGTTCAACGACGGTACGGATGAAGCCAACTCGTGCGACCGGCTGTACCCAGATGTGCGCGACATGGCATTGTCCATGTACCCTTGGTCTTTTTCTTACAAGAAACTTAAGCTTGCAAGACTTGTTACTACGCCTGCTAGTGAGTGGGCTTACGAATACCAACTGCCGGGTGATCGCATTGGCAACCCCCGTGCAGTGTTTGAGACCAGTGCTTTGTATGCCCGTCCCGTCAAAGAATGGGAGATTCAGGGCGACAAGCTGCTGACGAATTACCAAGAAGTCTACATTGACTACCCGTACCAGACTCCTGAGTACGCTATGCCTCAATACTTTGTTCAGCTTTTGAAGTATATGATGGCATGGCATTTAGCCTATCCGATCACAGAGCAAGAGACAAAGACAGCTTACTGGCAGACTCTTTCAATCGGCTCTGCGGCGGAAAATGGCCGTGGCGGATACTTCAGGCAAGCAACAAACATCGATGCTCAAGGTCAGCCTCCGCAGGTTATGGAGGACTATGAGCTTGTGGCTGTGAGGTACTAATGCGCTTCATCGACTTCCAGACCAACTTTAGCACCGGGGAACTTGACCCGCTGCTGCGTTCGCGTGTTGACATTGCTCAATATGCAAACTCGCTGGCAAAGGCTACCAATGTCTTGATCCAGCCTCAGGGTGGTCTGCGTCGTCGTCCCGGCACCAAGCATGTGCTTGAGTTGCCCAATAGCAGCACGCCATCAGCAGCCAATGGTGTAAGGCTTATCCCGTTTGAGTTCTCGGTAGACGATAGCTACATGCTGTGCTTTGTGGCTGGCAGGATGTACGTCATTAAGGACGGCGCTGTCATTAGTGCAATTAATGGCGGTGCGAATAACTATCTGTCCGTTGCTTCGATTACTGGCGCTATGCTGTCGTCGCTGTGCTGGACGCAATCGGCTGATACGCTGATCGTTGTCCACCCAGACTTGCAGCCAGTAAAGATTGTCCGTGGTGCTAATGATGCGTCTTGGACTGCTACGACGATTACGTTTGACAGCATCCCGAAGTATGCGTTCTCGATCAGCACAAGCAATCCTGCTGCGACGCTAACTCCTTCTGCCGTGTCTGGCAATATCACGCTGACTGCATCTGCTAGTGTGTTTAGTGCTGGTAACGTCAATCAGTACATTAATGCCAGCCCACAGGGTCGCTGCCGCATTACTAAGTATCTTAGCGGCACTTCGGTTGAAGCTGTTACAGAGTTTCCATTCTTTAATACGACGGCCATTGCTTCTGGCGATTGGGAGCTTGAGACTGGTTACGAAGATGTCTGGTCGAGCACTAAAGGCTGGCCGAGGACGGTATCTTTCCACGAAGGAAGGCTGTACTTTGGTGGCAGCAAGTCTCGTCCGTCTACTGTCTGGGGAAGCAAGATCGGCTTGTTCTTTGACTTTAAGCCAGCAGAATATCTGGACGATGATGCTGTTGAGGCAACACTAGACACTAACCAGCTTAACGTCATTGTTGACCTGATCTCTGGTCGTGACTTGCAAGTCTTTACCACTGGTGGCGAGTTCTACGTTCCGCAGACAGGTACCGAGCCAATTACCCCGACGACGTTTACCTTCAAAGGCGTTAGCCGTAATGGCACCAAGCCCGGCACTAGGGTAGAGTCACTTGAGTCTGGATCGCTGTTTGTGCAGCGTCAGGGTAAAGCACTTAATGAGTTCTTGTTCTCAGACCAGCAACTTACCTACATTACGCAGCGTATTTCCCTGCTGTCAGGACACTTACTCAAGGGTCCTACTCGCATGGCTTTGCGTCGTGCAACGTCCACGGACGAAGGCGACTTGCTGCTGGTTACAAATTCTACCGATGGCTCAATGGCTGCATACTCTATCTTGCGTAGCCAGCAAGTTATTGCCCCGTCAGAGTTTATTACTGACGGAGAATTCCAAGATGTTAATGTTGACGTAACGGATATTTATGCAGTTGTTAAGCGTGTTTTCAACGGGACGACTCGGTACTTTGTTGAGCTTTTTAGCAATGATCGCTTTACTGACTGTTCCTTTACTGGTGGTGCTTCAGCTAGTGCGAGCGGTCTTCCGCATATTGCTAAGTCAGTAAATGTCATTACCGATGGCGTGCCGCAATCTAACGAAACTGTTAGCGGAGCTGGCTCTGTAACTTTTGATCGTGCCAGTACGACAAGCTATGAAGTTGGCTTACCGTTTACTGTTTACGTCAAGACGATGCCGGTCGAGGTTAAGCTTCAGACTGGTAGCCGCGTGTCATTTAAGAAACGGATTACTGAGGTTAATGCACTGGTTTACAAGACGCAGCACATGAAGATTAACAATCAGCTATTGCCTTTTAGGAACTTTGACAATCCACTGCTGGACATCCCTGTGCCTGAATTTACTGGCACCAAGCGGGTTGTCGGTATTCGTGGATACAGCAAAGATGCGTCTGTGATTGTTGAACAGACATTGCCTTTGAAGATGACATTGCTTGGCCTTGAATATAAGGTCGCTGTGAACCAAGGAACGTAACATGGCTGAACCATCTACAGGAAGTACGGCATTAGCAGGGGCCACAGCAATTGCTGGCTTTGCTGGCAGCTACGCGGCAAGTAAGCAGGCTGAAGCTCAAGGCTATTTCCAGCAGGCGGCCAATCTTGTGCAGGCTCAAGAAAACCTGCGCATGGCAGGTATGCGTGCAGACAAGGAAGTTGAGTACGCAGAACTGGCTGCTGCCCGCCGTCGTCAGCAAGTTGACTTTGATGCAATCAATTACAAGATTCAGACTAACTACATCCTGCGCCAGTCAGCCAAGGCTAATGCTTCTGCGCGTGCTCGCGCTGCTGCTTCTGGCGTTGCTTACGGTGAAGGTTCTGCTGCTGGTATTCAAGAGCAAAACATCTTGCAAGCATATCGGGATGTCGGCATTACTGACCTTAGCGCATTGGCGGCAAAAATCTTTGGATTGGAAGACGCAACGCAGATTTTGCGTGCAGGATATGACAGCGCATTCTTTGGCCGTGAAGCAGCTATTTCCAGCACTCGTGCAATGCAGCAGGCAGGTAAGTATGTTGTCGGCGGAGCAAGCATGATTGCTGACGCTAAGCTGTTCCAAGGCGGCATGCAGTTCTTGCAGACATTCCCGTTTGAGGGTGCTAAGCAAACTGTCAAAAGTCTAATAGGTGATGTGCCGCTCAATAAGCAGGACATTACCTACAACGTGACTAGGTATGGGATTTAATCATGGCAGACATTCTTCCTCGCGTAGAAGGCGGTAGAGCACAGATAGCTAATGTGCCGGGCGCTGTGCTGCCTAATGTATCTATGCCGACAGCAAATGTCAGCGCAGGATACGAAGCAGCATCGCGGTACAGCGGATCGTTAAGCAATGTTATCGATCAGCTATCTAACCAAATGTTTGGCATGGCCGAGAAGTTTAGCCAAAAGGCTGGTCTTCAGTATGCGGCAGAGAATGGCCTGACTCAAGACCAACTGACGGCTATTGCCAAGGGCGATGTATCGTCTATCCAAACTGGCATTGGCTCTGACTTCAATGTCTTTAGCGCTGCCGTCAAAAAGTACCGTGCGCTTGAAGTATCTGGCTATGCAGAGATCGAGGCAAGGAATGAGCTGCTAAAGCTACATGCTCGTGCCGAAGCCGGTGAGGATATTACCGCGTCTGACGTACAGGCAAAGGTAGCCGCTATCTTAAAAGGGCCTAGCGAAGCCCTGACGCAGATTGACCCAGAAGCATCGCTAAAGTATCGGGCGACTATTGCTAGATTGGGTGGTGATGTCATTAAAGACATTGCCCGGCTAGATGCAAACAAGCGCATTGCGGCAAATGGAATAAAAGAAAACGTAAACTACCAGAACACAATGCGTGAACTGGAAGTAATGTTTAGCAACGATCTTCCTGTTGATAGAGAGACCGGCACTCCGTTTCCGGTCGGTGATCTTGTCAATGCTATATCTCAAGACCTTGGCAACAAGGCATTGATTCTTGGTGGCGCAGACTTGGCAAACAAGCGTGTTGCCGGTATGCAGAAAGACATTGACCAAGCACTGACAAATGCTTTGACAAAAAAGGTTCTTAGCGAAAAAGCATTTACTGATCCGGCATTAAAACCTGCATTAAGGTCAAACGACATGCTTGAGCTTGGCCGTTTGCTTACGCCAAGTGGTGCTGCTGTCTGGGCCTATGCTACTGAAGACGTAAAGGCCAAGGTTCGTCAGGCATTAACAATTGCAGAGAACGATGCTTATATTGCATCGGAGCGCGAGGCTAAGCGCCAAAAGGATGAGAGGCTAAAGTACACCCATGACCGATTAATAGAGTATTACGAAACCGAAGATACCAACAAACGCCTAGCTATCGCCAGAGACATTGCGCAGAACGGATCGTTTACTAATGAGGAACTAGCTAAGTATCTTGATCCAAAGCAGCAGGATGGCGATGAGTATGTCTTTGGAGACTTGTGGCACCAAGTTAGTAGTGGCGCAATTGAGGACCGCGACTCATTAAAATCAATCGCCCGTCGAACCGGAATGAGTGGTAAGCAATATACACAACTTGTCAGAGCCTTAGACGACAGACTGTTTAACCAAGAGGAAGGTGAAGCATCAAGAGAAATAAATGCTTTTGCAGGGGTTGCGGATGTTGTAACTGCTAGAACTCAGGGTGATGAGGCTAGGTTTGATAAGCGCAATGCAGTAAGAAGTCGTTATATTGCGGCAAAGAAAGAGCTTGCACGTCAAGGAAAATCGTATTCTCCTCGTGCTCTTGCGTTAGAGATTATTGGAAATTATAGAGATAATGACGCAAAAGACATTAATAAAAATGCGGCAAGAGACAGTATTAAGTCTATTGTCGATCAAGCTGTTGAAGATAATAAAAAGAGAGGAAGCAATATCTCAATTAATACAGACTCATTAACTGTTGGTGATGTTAATGACTTGGAAAAAAGAAAGATACTTGATTCCAATCAAGCTCTTGCCATCCGTAAAAAGCTTGAGATTATTAACAAGGTGCAACCATAATGGCTAAGAACTTTGACGAAGCGTACATGGAAATGTACATGCAAAGTCGCTATCCAGTCTCTAAGACTGGACCTAGCGATGCCATGCCTGCAAAGTCTGGTGCTGTTGGTGGCCTTGAGGTTACGCCACAGCGTGCAGCGGAGTTGACTGCGGCTACGGCAAAAGGTGTTGCGCAGGGCTTTGTCGGCTTGCCCGGAGACATTGAGTCTATTGCTTATGGTGTCAAAGAGATATTTAAGCGTGGCGCAGATGAGAGCAAGATCGATGCTTTCCTGCGAGGCATGAGCGAGAAAACCGTGTTGCCTACGACCGAGGAAGTCAAGGCTTGGCTGGACAAGAACGTGGGCGCTACCAGCGAAGAAGGTAAAGGCTTTGAGCTTGCTGGTGAGTTTGGCGCTCCGGGTGGCTACGTCAAAGGCGCTAAGGGCATAGCCAAGGGTGCTGCAAACATTGCAAAGAAAGTGAGCAAGTAAATGGCTATTGATGATCGTTCGCTTGAAACACGGCTTGGCGAGATTGTCCCGCAGCAATTGTCATTGCCTGATCCATTGCTTGCCAATGTTGATACGTCGATGCCTGTTGACACAGAGTTTGCCGCTGACGAAAGCATGGAACCTGTCGAGGTTGCTGGCTTAGGTCTGATAAAAGGATTGCTGAAATCTAAGTCTGCAACAGCAGCAAAAGGTGTGGCTAAAGGTTCTGCATTGGCTGATGAGGCTGCAAACCTTGGTGGCAAAGCTGCTGCTGAAATTGCAGAGCCAGCTAAGGTAGTGACTCAGCCTGTGCGTAAGAAGCCGGGCAAGCGTACCGTACAAGAACAGGTTACACAGGCACAGCAACAATTAAAGGCTGTTGAAGCGAACATTGAGCAAACGCCTGCTGCTGGCACTACAGAAGTTAATGTCGTCAACCTGAACCGTATTGAAGGACCAGACGACTTTAAGCAGATGGTTGAGTCGCTTAACCGTTCTGCTGGCATCGGCACAGAGCGCCTAAGCTGGGAACAGACAATAGCTGACGCCAAGTCCAAGGGCTTTGGCACTGAGCTGATTTCCGAGCTTGAGCAAATGCGGAACACGTATCAAGAGCTGCCGTCGGATATTGTCCGCTTGCGTGTTGCCTCGTATCAGAACAACAGAGAGATATTTGACCTGATGAAGCAGGCGTATCTCAACCCTGAAAACGATGAAATGCTGGCAAAGGTCTTATACAAGATTAATGCTGGCAACATGCTAAACGATACCTATAAGCTGGCATCTACCCGTGCTGCGCAAGCTACGGCGACTGGTCGCA